CCAGAGGCTGCCGCTGATGTGGGCTTTGGACTTCAACGTGGACCCGATGAGTTCCGTTGTAGTGCAGATTGCGGGGAGCACAGTTCGGGTACTTGACGAGATCGTGGTTCGGAATGGAAGCACCGTGGAAGCTTGCGAACAGTTCTTAAAACGGTACCCGGAGCATTGGGCGGGCGTTCGAATCTACGGAGATGCGTCGGGAAATCAGCGGCAGACGACAGGCGCCACAGACTACGAAATGATTCGCGACTATTTTCAGGCGCACTCTGGAATTACGCCGTCCTATCGGGTTCCGAGGTCTAACCCGAGCGTCCGAGAACGAATCAATTTAACAAATGCGAAGCTGCGGTCGGCCACCGGGGAAGTTGGGTTAGTAGTCGACCCCAGGTGCAAGGAGTTGATCAAGGACTTGGAGCAGGTGACGTACAAAGCGGACTCCGGGGTGATCGACAAAGACCGCGACCGCATGAGAACGCACCTGTCGGACGCGTTGGGCTACGTTCTGTGGCAGGAGTGCAGAGTGCTCCCCGTGATCGGGGAGCGGCAGGAGCGATTGATCTAATCATGCAAACGATCAACCGGGAGCATCCGGAGTATGTCGCACGCAAGTCTACGTGGCGGCGCTATAAGGATCTGTACCTGGGGGGCGAGCAACTGCGGGCGCACGCCACAGAATACTTGCTGCGGCGGCACAAAGAACCAGGTGAGGTTTACCAGGAGCGACTGAACCGCGTTTTCTACCAGAACTATATCGGCTCGATCGTGGACTGGTATGCCGCCACGCTGATGCATCGGGAGCCGGCGCTGATGATTGATGGAGCTGACGCGGCGGCGAAGAACTTCTACAGTTTGCTGGCGAACGACTGCGACTTGAAAGGGACCAGCCTGAGCGAGTTTTTCCGCAAGCGTTTCGTAGAAGCGTTGGTCTGCGGATCGAGCTACCTGGTGGTGGATTTTCCGCGGGCGACCGGGCCCGCGCTGACGCGCGCGGAGGAGGATGCAACGGGGACGTCACGGGCGTACCTAGCGGACTACGGCGCGGACGAAGTCATCAACTGGAACTACGATCCGAATGGAGGGATGGACTGGGCAGTCATCCGGACGTCATGCCTGCAGCAATCGAAGGTAACGGACGCGCGCTGGGAACAGGAGACACGCTGGATCTATTACGACCGGGAGAGATTTGAGGTGTACCGGAGAGCGGGCGAAGGAAAACCGATCGAGAAAATCGACGAGGGGCGGCATGCGCTGGCTTCGCTCGGACGGGTGCCCGTGTTCCAGATGCAGGTCACGGAGGGGCTATGGCTGATGAACAGAGCCGCCTTGCTGCAACTGGAACACTTCAATAAGTCGAATGCGCTGGCTTGGGCGCTGACCATGGGGCTGTTCGCGATGCCGGTCGTCTACTCGGAGCGGGAGTGGAACCAGATGGTAGGCGAGTCTTATTACATTCAGCTTGGCCCAGAGGACCGGTTTGGCTGGACGGAGCCGGAGGGGAAAGTCTTCCAGATCGCAGCGGATAACCTGGTGCAGATGAAGGACGAGATTTACCGAGTGTGTTACCTAAACAATCAGGCCGTTGGAGGGGGGTCGAGTTCAGCCAATCAATCGGCCCTAGGCAAGCAACTGGATTTCGCGACGACAGCCGAGGTGCTCGGGGCATTTGGGACGACGGTGCGTGAGAGCATGAAGCAGGTCCTGTGGGCGATCGCGGCGGCTCGGCAAGACGACATTTCCGTCGATGTCGCAGGCATGGACGAATTCGATATCAACGATTTCAGCACCGAACTGGATGACGCCGAGAAACTGCTGGGCCTTGGTATCCATTCCCCAACCCTCACCAAGCAGATTCACAAGCGCCTTGCCTTACAGTACCTTGCCGATGCTCGGCAGGAAATAAAGTGCCAGGTTGCAGAAGAGATCGAGGAGGCGGAGTGACGGCCATGAAGAACTCCGACAGTGTTCCTCGGCCCCCGGGCGATGACGGTACAGAGGCAGCGTGCGAAGGAGTTCCGAAAGAGGAGTGTATGGAAGGAATCGACATTCAGGCGGTTGTGCGGCAAGCAATCCAGGAGTATGTGAACAACGAACAGGCCAAGGCCGAGCCAGCGCACAAGGCGGAGTTACAGGAAGAACGGCGGCGGCGGGAGCAACTGGAACGCCGGGTCAATGAGCTGGTTGACGAGAATAAGCGCAGCCGGATGATGGCGGAAGAGGCGGAGCGCGCGTCGGCGGTGCGTGCAGAATTGCAGCGTCTCGGTGTGGCGAAAATCGATCTAGCCTTCAAAGCGGTGCAGGACGGCATCGTGCGGAGTGACGACGGGCGGCTTGTGGCGCGAAGCGAGAACGGCGAGGTGCCAGTGCGCGAGTATCTGGCAACGTTCGTGAAGGATAATCCGGAGTTTCTGCCAGCGCGCATCCCGGGGGGGAGCGGAATGGCAGGAATGCTGAAAAGCCCGGCGGGTGGCGGTGAAGCCATGACACTGGATCGAATCCGGCCGGGCATGAGCACGGAAGACATGCGGCGGGTACGAGAAGAGATCGTGCGCGTGGCATCGCAGACCCTGAAGGGCCTGTAGTGACAACCCGGCCTGCAGGCCGGCAAATAAGAACGAAGGAGAAAGAATGGGAGCAATTACAAGCAACAACGTCGCAAGCGCGATTGTGAAGCTGGTGGCGGCGGACGCTTTGCCGGTGCTGGTGGGCAACCTAGTGATGGGCAACCTGGTCAATCGCGATTACGAGCCTGTGTTGGCAAATGCCGGTGATACGGTGAACGTGCCGATACCGCCGACCCTAGTAGCCAACAACATTGCCGCCGGCGGCACGGTGACGCCGCAGAATCCGAGTCTGGGGAACGCGCAGATCGTGCTGAACACGCACGCAGAAGCGACATTTCAGATTCCGGACGTAACCAAGGTGCTGGCGGTGCCGGACCTGCTGAAGATCTACATGCAGCCGGCGGTGGCCGCGATCGCGGAGAGCATCGAAACGAGTCTGCTGAACCTCTACGCGGGTTTCACAACGAACACACCGGTGGGAACGCCGGGCACGGCGTTGACGGAAGCCACGGTCGACGCTGCTGAAACAGCGTTGTTCCTGGCGAAAGTGCCGCCCAGCGAACAGAAGTACATCGTGGTCGACTCGGCCGCCTATTCCGCCTGGCGACAGATCCCGCTTTTTGAAGAGTTCCAGACGGCGGGCGCGTCCGGCCTGCGGGCACTGATCGACGGGACGATCGGGAAGTACAAGGACTTTTACATCTTCCGATCTCAGTACGTGCAGAAGACCGGGAGCAGCCCGGTGAACACGCACAACCTCGCGTTCTCGCGCGACGCGATCGGCCTAGTTGTGCGCCGCCTGCCCCAGCCCCTGCCGGGGACGGGAGCGATCGCCGAGTACGCCGAACTGGGCAACTTCGGCATGCGAGTCGTGATGAGCTACCAGCCCAACACTCTGGCCCAGCAGTTCACGGTGGACGTGTTGTACGGGTGCGGCGTGTTGCGCAACGCGTGCGGCGTGCAGGTAAACACCTAGCAAAACATAACTGCGAGCGGGCCGGCCGGACGATGCGACGGCCGGTCCGCCAACGAGGCGGGAGAAGCGGGATGGACTTAAGACTGTACTACCAGAAGATACGGGACACGCAAGCAAAGATAAGCGAAGCATATCCGGTCATAGAAAGCTGCGACACTCCGGACGGCGGAGCCGCCGGAAGACTGACGGAAGTCACACGCCCTTTGGCTGCGAAGCTGATTGTGGAAGGAGCCGCGCGCCTAGCCAAGGAGGAAGACGCCGCCGCGTTTCGTGACGCGAGAGCGAAGGCGAAACAGGCTGCGGACGAAGCCGCAGCAGCAGCTAAGGTCCAGATGACGTTCCTGCCGGCTTCGGAGTGGCACAGAATGCAGGACGCAGCGAAACGGACAAAGAACCAAGCGTAACTGTATGTCACTATACACGGACGGACCGCCAGCAAGCATCGAGGAGTTAGCGGGGTTGGATTCGCAGTTACTGACTGTGGCAAGCGCGGAAAGAATCGACGTGACGCGCAAGCTCGAGCTGGCCCACGAAGAAGTCGGGCTCGCCGTTGCAGCCTTGCTGAACAGAACGAGCCCGGCGGACCAATTGTTATGGGCGGCGGGAAGGCCACAGATAGACAATATCGTCGTGACGACCGCGCTCAGGCTGTGGTTTGCCTACCGAACGCTCGAACTCGTTTACAGCGATGCTTACAGTAGCCAATTGAACGATCGTTACGGAGCCAAGCGCGATCAGTTCCAACGGATGGCAGCGTCGTACCGTGAGCAGTTAATCGAAGGTGGGGCTGGAATCACGTGGATACCGGTACCGAAAGCGCCAACT